CACGCCGCCGATCGACTGCTGTAGATTAGCGCCCTCGAGCAACGTGTCTTTTAATACCTTTCCCAGACCGGCCGCAGCGATCACGCCTTTCAGCGCGCCCACGATACTGGTGCCTGCTGCCTTGCCGGCAGCTGTTGCCTCTCCGCCGAGCGCTGCGGATATACTGCCGCTGATGCCCTTTGCCGACGGCGCGATCTGGACATATGCTGTACCGATTGTTGAAGCCATATTATTTACCCTTTAAAAGACGCCTGCGCGTCTCCTCAAATGAATCAACCGATGTGAAGCCCTCGACATTGTTTTCTTTCTTTTCCTGGGTGAGGATCAGCACTATGGACTTGGGGCGGTTTCTGTTTTTTTCGCCGTCCTTCGTTTTCATCCATGCGATCGTATTGACCGTGTCGAGAATGGATGCGGTCATGATCGTCTCCGGTTCCACACTGATCCCCGCCATTTTCATTCTGATCCTTGAATTTGCCCTCAGACCGGCGGCAAGGGCTGCCGCATAGGATGCCGGCAGCCCTCTGTAGTCATAGACCTGATACGTTTCCGCGAAGTCGCAGATCAGCGCATCTTCGTCGAGATGTATCATGCCGGCGAGGGTCACGAGTTTTTTGTTTTCTTTGTGGCGCCCATGATCTCGACGGTTGCTTCCGACACCTTTGTGACCGGGACGCGCCCGTCCTCGGTCCGCAGGTGATCGTAAAGCGCCTTCTTCTGTTCCTCCCCGAGGAACTTCGTAAGGATCATATTGAGACCCTTCATCTGCTTGATCGGGTCACCCCCATCCGCATCGATGAGCGCGTCCAGCAGCTCCATGTCATCGGCGACCATTTCGTCGATCTTGAACTTAAACCCTGTTTTTGTTTTACCCTCGATCATGCTGCCTCCTTAAGCTTCCCACTTCGCATAAAGCGTAGTGTTTCCCGTTACGGTGTCATTGTCGAAATCCCATGTCGTAGTGAACGTGTCTTCCTTGAACCATCCGGCGAACGTGGTTTCCGTACCGCTGCTCTTGGTCGGGTCGGCTGGCTTCGTTACCTTGCCGCCCTCTTCGACCGTCTGATCTTCGATCGTCTCGTCCGCGCCGTTCGTATTAAACGTTACGGTGTAGGATGTCACCGGCGAAACGATTTCCGTGAAGGTTGCGGTTACGGTCACATTGGCCGCGGGCATCGTAAAGATCCCGGTGCTCTTGATGTCATTCTCCGTGCTGCTTCCTTCCTCTTTGTAGATAAGTGTGCTGAGCTCGTATCCCGAGGCCGGTGTTGTGGTGACGGTGATCGTCTCCCCCTCTTCCGCCGAGTTTTTGCTCAGCGTGACGGTCCCGTTCGCCGCGTCGGAAACTGTTATGGTAAATGTCTCCGCGCTGTCGCGCTTCTGGATATACATATAGTGCGTGTTCTCGTTGGTGTCAGGAACGCACGTCACAGTTGTCGGATATCCGATCGCGGAACCGTCGGCATAGGTCACCTCCCCGACCTCGGAAATCTTGCCGTTCGGGATAACGATACGGGCGAGCGAGCTCCCTTTCAGGATCATGTCGATAACGATCGAGCGCTCCGCCTGCTCCTTCGAGTTGGCTTTGATCGTAAGGCCGGTTTCGACATCGCCGCTCACATTGTCGTCTCCGTATACGAACTTCATAACGTTCATGTTCATGAACTCCAGGAGAGTAAACGCGAAAGTGTCCTCCTTCGACGTCTGCAACACGATAACGGTATCCCCGCCCCATGCCTTAATGACATCGGACTCCGGTGTGTTGTTGTTTGTCAGGCCGTCTTCGGAGCAATAGCCGAGGTTCATGAACGCGGCATCCAGTTCCTCCGTCGCACTTGTCGGCAGCGGAGTCCCCAACGGTGCCACGGAAATAGCGCCTCCGATTTTCGGTTTCCCGACACTTACATTGGTAGCATCAGACATATCTTTGTCCTCCTTAATAATAAACAATGTCGAACACCGCCTGGTAGCGGTATGTTCTGGTTGACGTGTCCGTGAAATTGTAATCCGAGTTCAAGGTGATGCTCCCGATCTCGTCCAACGTGATCAGGCCGTCGAGCATAGCGCCCTTTACCGCTTCATTAAGAAGCATCGCGTCCTCCATACGCTTCGCCCAGGACTGGACGGCAACCGTCGCATATTTGATCCGGTTGATAAAGGAACTTCCGGTCTTTTCGATGACGATGAATTTTGCCGGAGGTTTTTCCGGCACTTCCGCATATGCTTCAACATCCATATTCCGGTTGAGATAGGAGATTATTATTTGCTCGATCATTGTCTGGCGCCTCCCAGCGCTTTAAGAAGGGTGTTGTGTTTGAGATTGCTGAAATGCGCATGGATCGTCCCGGGATATACCGAACAATAAACGCGGTTTTTCCCGACCCGTGTGTTTGTCTCGTACCCCTCGCCGCACTGGTTCAGCACGCTCGAGGCATATTCGGAGCATACGCCCTGGATCGCTGCGGACCTCAGCATTTCGCGCACGCCTTCACGGTTCAGCTCAAACTTGATCTTCGACATATTTTTCCACCTTTACTTTCTTGTTCCACCTGAGCGGGATGTTCTCCTCGATCCCCGCGATCGGGAAGCCGACCACGCGGTAGGTACCGGCAAACGGTTCCGGCAGGATCACCTTTGCGTCTGTCCACTCGTGCGTGTCCCCTTTCGGGATCCCCAGCCAGTACTCCGCTTTCTTTCCGCTCAGGTTCAGATCGCTGATCGGGTATTCCGCTTCGGGCTGCCCGACCAATACGTCTTCGATATCGACAGGGACCTCGCTGTAAACAGGTCTGTTCAGAGTGTCGGTTCCGGTCTGCGTCTTAACCATCAGCTGAATTGTTATGCCGTGAATCATAGAGATCGATCACCCCGTATTTTTGCTTGGAAATACCCAGCCGCTTCAGATCGTTGTACATGATCGCGTTCGCGATGCCGCCTCCTGGGATCGCATACGTCCCCGACCATGAATAGCCGAGCCCGGCCTGCGACTCCTGCGACATGATATCGCCGCTTGTGGATGTGCGCAGGATCCGCGCGATTATGTCCACCGTCACGATCTTCGCCACACTGCTAAGCGTGGGCGAGTCTTCGATCATCTGATCCAGATCCCGGCCCGCGTTATGTGCCGCCTGTCTGAGCGCGTCAGAGACAAGCGGAAGCAAGGCCTCCGCCCTCGTCGTCTCGTCAGGTGTCAGCGCTCTCCATAATGCGATCACGTCCTCGATCGTTGCGTAGCTGCTCATTTCTTGCGCCCTTTCTTTTCTTTAGTCTCAGGCTCTGCCTCTTTTGACTCCTTGCGGGCTGTGGGAGCCTCAACTAGCTCCCACAGTTCACCGCTGCACTCACATGCCGTCACAAACTCGACGCCCGTGACCTTATTGCGGTATTTAAACATACGCTTCTCCTCTCCTCCTTACGCCTCGATGATGCGTGCAAAGGCTGTCGGCATCAGGATCCCCCATCCGATCGAGGCCTCGCCCCGGATGAATACCTGATTGTGGCCCTTCAGATCGCCGAGCGTGGCGTCGTTGTCCGGATTGCCGTACTCGATGATCTCGATCGGGATCTCCCTCGCATACCCCCAGCGGAAGTAATCGCGGAAATTACCGACGATCGCGCGGTCGGCGTTCGAGTTGAAGTTGACCGTGCTGTTCACGTCAACCGGCAGCCCGTTGATCGTCGAAGGGTTCGCTCCCCATGCAAGTTCCGGGAAAAGCGACTCGTTCGAGGTCGTGCCCTTCTTCTGCGCAACGAGAACGGAGCGGAAAAGCGGCGACATCGCCATGCCGGTGACATCAAACTCGTTTCCTTCGACGAGTTCGATCGCGGCATTGACGTTTGCATTGCCGTCGGCCGACGCATTGACGGTCTGGGTGACATCGTGGTCGAAGTGGTTATCCCCGATGAGATTGGTCGCCGCAGTAGCGGTGCGCGGGTTGAGGCCGTGCATGGCCATGATGTCGAATCCGCGCGCCACCTTATTCGCGAACCCCTCGGCAAATGCCTGGAGGTGCTGAAGCTGTACCTCCTCGGACGCCCAGAGGAATTCCTGGCTAATGCGGTAGCCGTATTCGATCTTTACCGGGTTGATCGTCTTCTGCCCGAGTGTGGCGCCGCCGTTGGTCTTTGCGTCATTCTCGCCGATGACGTTCACCTCATTGTCCAGGGTGAAGGTCCACACGGTCTCGCCTCGGAACGGGATCGGCCTCGCGTTCGCGAGTTTCGCGAGGGAGGACTTCCCTCTCACGAGATTGAACAGTTCGTTTGTCAGCTCCGGGGGAAAGAGTGTCTGCCCCTGCGCGTTTTTGTAAGATAAGATGCTTGGCATTTCTTTGTTCCTTTCTGCTTATTAGCTGTTTGGTAATAACTGCGACATCATTGCCCTGAGGGCTGCTGTCTGTGCTTCTTCTTTGCTGCCGGCGGCAGAGGGCTCTGAGGAATGCAGCGGCGGTGCGCTCTTCCCGGCCCCGCCTACGAACTGCGAAAACATTTCCGCATCCTTCCTGATATCGTCCTCTGTATCGCCGGATAATCTGGCTGCCAGCTCGAGCGGTATCCCGCTCTCATGCGCGATCCGGTTCTTCATCAGAGATGTTTCCGCCTTGACCGCCCTGGCTGTCAGATCCGACACAGTCTGCTCGTGTCCTGCTGCCTTCTCGCGTGCGGTATTGAGTTCACCGGTCAGCCTTTTGATCTGTCCCTCGAAGTCCTGCTTTACGAGCTCGTCATATTTGTCCGCCTTTTCCTTCAGCGCGTCGAACCCGGCATACTTCTTTTCCAGCGTCTCGCGTTCCCTCTTCAACCTTTCGCCGATGGCTTTGTCGAAGTCTTCCTGTGTCTCGATTGTTTTGAAATCACTCATTGTTTTACTCCTTCCCTTTTACCGTAGGTATACGTTTTTATTAAAAAAGCACCCGCGCGGATGCCCTTTTACCATGATATCTTCTGTTTCTTTGTTGCCTTACTCGTGGCACACAGCCAATGTGCGAGGACCATACTGTCCATCAGCGACACGTCAACCGTGTCTTTTATGGATCGGTAGCCGAATCCGCCGTTTGTCCCGATCGTCCGCTTTTCGCAGTTGGAAACCGACTGCACAAGCGACGGCTGCCCGGTATGCACGATGTTCTTTGCGAAAAGCGCTTGCTCAAACATCGCATTCGCGACAATGACCTCTTTCACCGTCGGCAGTATCGGAATCTTGAATCCGTGCTCCTTCATTTCCGCGGCGAGGATGTTCTGCCCGCTGGCTCCGTCTACCGCGACCGACTTAAGATTCGGGTTGGCAAAATACTCCATCATCCAGGCATTGCCTGCCCGGACAGGGACGCAGTCTATTGCCTCGACGAAAATCTTTCCGCCCCTTGTCTTTGACGCGATCGCCATGGAAACGTTCGTCCCGTCCTTGCCGTACTTGATCCCGATAAAACGGTCTTTCTGTAAAACCGGCGGAGTTTCATTTGCGAGCTCCATCCATTCCGCTTCACTGATCGCGGATGCCTGATTATACCGGAGCCACAGGCCGAGGCGCTGTATGTTGAAATCGATGATATCGCCCCGGATCTCTGCGCGTATCTTGCGCTCAGTCAGGATCGTGCCCAGTGAAGGGTTTGTCTCGTACCAGTTCTTTACATCGTAAAGATCTTCGGTCTGCTTCTCGATCGACCACTCCGCCCAGCCAGTGTCCTCCAGGATGCCCGCGATCGCATCGTCGCGCATCTTATAGAACACATTGCCCTGCGAGGTCGCCGTCGGAGGCGTACCGCAGAATATCGTCTGCGGGTTTTTCGAGTCTGACACCGTATAGATCAGCGCCGATTCCTGCTTCTCCGTATACTCCTGCGCTTCGTCGATCACCAGTAGGTCGAAGCCTTCGCCCAGACCGCCGTTGTTCGTCCTGGTGCGAAATACGATCGTCCCTCCGCCGGTCAGCTCAATGCTCTCCAGCCCGTATTGCTTGGATGCAAAAAAGCTGTTCTCCGGCATCTCTTTCTTCTTCCGGGACGCCTCATTGTAGCCCGCACTTATCAGTAGCCTGTACAGACGCTCAAACGCGGAATGGCTCGT